CCTAATGCTTCTTTCAGTTTGGCTGTTGATTCTTCATCCAGTTCTGCAACCTTAGCCAAAAGAGTTTCCTCTTTCATATTGCCGGAAGCCTGCGCACCGATAGACTTCAAAGCGTCAACCAAAGCCTTCTTCTCAAACTTCTTTCTCAAAGAGGGAGATTTTCACCTCCTTCTTTTCTTCAGGGGCTTTCACTTCGGTATTTTTTGCCTCAATCCGTTCAGCAAGTCTGCGGCTTTCCATATCCAGCACACGGGCTTCCTCACCGACTTCAATCACTTCACCGGGAGTATAATACTTTCCGGTGAACTTGTCGCGGAAAACTGATATAACCTTTACTTTCATATCCTACCTCCTTATGCTGATTGGATGGATGCAATTTCGCTCAAATCGAAATTGGTAATCAAATCTGGATTGGAAATCTGCGGAATCCACTCTGCCGTATATTCCATGTAGCGACCGTTTTTGTCACGGTAGTTAGAGATAAGCATCTGCCCCTCTGACGGGGTATAAGTACGTCCCTGTACCGGGTCTGTCGCTTCATACGGGGTATGATGGCGCATATAACCAATGTTGTCAGAAGGTAACAGAGTAATACGGTTATCCGCGTAAATCTGCACGTTTTTTCCCGTCTGGTCTTTCACATAGTCCTCCTTGATTTCGATGCGAGGCAGACCGATGCCGGTGAACACTTCGGAAGCCAAAGAAGAGGAAACCAATCCCGTACTCAACTTCATTTCGTTGCTGCCGAGAATCATCTTGTACTGCTCACCAAATTCAGATGAACCAAGAATAAGCTTGTTGAAAGATGCACGAGTCATAACCATCTTGGCATAAACGCCATAGTCCGGTGCCAAGGAATGAAGTTTCTCTCTCAAATAAGAGATAAACATATTCTTTCCGTCCACAACCACATCTCCACTTTTCGGCTTGATAAAATTGAACGGAAGGGTAATCTCCAGCAGTTTATTATTGGTCTGACCGGAAGTGATTGCAGCGTCTTTGTTGTAAACGGTGGCTTCACCAAGCATCAACAGCGCACCGACAATAATATCCATACGCTTGTGGGCGGCAAGGGTAATCTGACGGTAGTCGTCTGCCAGGAAGTTTACAATCTCTTCCATTGCAGCCTTTTGGTCGGCTGGCTTAGCTGCATTGAACTTGTCAATCAAATCCTGCAATTCGGAAAGACGGTCAATAGACATCTGATAAGCATCACCCAAATAGGCAATCTCACCATATCCAGAACCGATGTTCCGACGTTCACGGATGGGTTTCTCTCCAAAACGTGAATTGATAGAGCCGGCCATAACTCCGGTTACAGAACCGATATAATCCTTGAACACACGAGTAGTTACTCTGCGGAAAGTAAGATACTGTTGCCAATAGATTGTGTCCTTGCGTGTCTGGTTCACACGTCTGATGATAGCGGAAACGATGTTCGCATCATCGAATAATGTTTGAATCGTTAAAAACATATCCTACCTCCTTACTCGTTAAATTCAAACCATCCCTTCATGTTGGCTTTATCGTTCTCGGAGAACGGCATAACCAATTTTGAAGGGTCAATCTCTGCGGCTGTACGAAGCAATGAAACCAATGTAATTCCGTCCTCAACCTTTGTACGGTTAAACAGAGCCGAATTAGCTACATGCTTTTGTTTTAAACCATCAACTGCAACCGCATTGAATAATACGGCATCTTTGGCGATATTCTCACCAAAAGCAGCCTTAATAGTCAATACATCATAACCGGCATTAGATTTATCAATTGCCGTTACTTCTGCGCCTTTCTTGCCGCTTCCGACAAACATACCCACATAAGCCAAAGAGTTCTTGGCTACTTTGATAGACAAAGCCTCTCCACCAGTGGTATAGGCTTCCACAACTCTCACATTGATTACCGCATAAGCGAACTTGTTTTTCAAGTCCGCACAAATCGGTGTAAATCCGGGAAGAAAACTTCCCACTACCAGGTTCTGCGTATCAAGTTTGAACGGACCACGTCTACGAATGCCGGTCTGGACATCGTAGCGTTCCTCTTGCTCAACGGGCGGAACCAAGTCATACTTAAATCCTGCTGACATAATTAATTCTTGTTTTGTTCAACAATAGTTTTCGTCCCCTCATCAATCATCTTAGCGATAGATTCAGATTCTTTCTCAATCTTCGCTTCCGCTGATTCGGGAGGGGTTACGCCTTTGAAGCCGTCATTTGCGAACTCCTGCTTCAAATCCTTGAAGTATGCGTCCAAGTCCTCATCGTCCTTGATGGCGCATCGTTTGGCGTAGTTTTCGGGAATACCATACTCCTTTGCCTTTGCCAAAATCTGCTGGCTACGTGTTGCTTGAGCCTTCTCCGTTTCAAACTGTGTTAGCTTATCAGAAAGGCTCTTGTTGGAATCAATTAAAGCTTGCGCCCATGCAGGCACATCGTCTTTATTCTCTTCCGTTTTAGTGGTTGTGGTAGTCTCGATTGGCTTACCGTCTTTAAGGTTATGTTTCTTCTCGTAGTTGGAAACTGCGGTCTTGGAAGCATCCCCGGCACGGAAATCACCATAGGAATTAAGCACGTCCGAAAAATTGATACCCTCAATAATGGAGTTTACCTTTGTCTCGTCCGTTACACCCTCTGCCTTCTTAGTGGCAATGCGGGTAAGAATAGCAGTGTCCACCCCTGCGAATTTCTGTTGTAGCCCTGCTAAGATTTGTTCTAAGATTGTCATACCGTATGAATTTGATTTATAAATTTCTACGGTAAAATTCGATCTTAATAAAGAGAATGAGAAATAATCAGGATAGTTATATACGACAATCAGACTATTGTCATAAATATGACAAAAAAAGGCGTGAAACCGAATGAATCACGCCTAAAATATAGTAAGATAGTATGCCTAAAGTTTTACTTCTAATTTTTGACCTGTCAAATCAAAATACAGGTTTTGAAGTTGATGGAGGGATTTCACTTGTATATTGTAATCGACTCCCTTCAAATGGAAATCTGCGTCCAACTCAAACAAGGGACTATAATAAGTGACAACTCCCCATTTATGCTTTTCAAATCCACACTTCAACAACAGTTCTTCTGTAAGAGGAATGGGATTAAGGTTCTCTACATAGATACGAAATACCGCTTCTGATGATATTCCACTCGCTTCATATTTTGGATATTCAATCTCACTATATCCTATTTCTGTTATCTTATATGGAGTTTTGCTATTTTGTAAATAGACATAATTACCAATTTTCAATTCTCTAACATCCACCATACTATAACAAATTTATAGCCGATAACTCCTTTGTCAATGATTGAATACCCCTCTGAATTTTCTCTAACTGCTGCCTGCGAGGTTTGTGAACTCCGGCAGCATAATGCCACAACTGGCGTTCATTGATTCCTGTAATACGGCTCAATGCAGCCTTAGTAAAGATATTACTGTAATAGTTGATAAAAGTAGCAGCATCAATCTTAAACTTTAACTCAAATTCTCCAGAAAGCACCTCACAAGGATTAGAGTTATCTTCCAAATACAATTCGATAGCCTCCTTCATGTTATCTTCCAACTCCTTCATGTCGTTACCGACTGTAATGACAGGAGCATCTTCAATATAAGCACTTAAGTTCTTTCCTGCGTGTTCTACAATAACTTCTACTGTTTTCATATTACCTCCTTTTTTAATTAAGAGAACAAGGGGGCTACTTTAGCCCCGCTTGTCTCAAAATGCTGTAATAAGTGCCTTTCTCAACGCCTTTGCTGTTATGATTCGGTACAATAACCACTTTGCCGTCTTTCTCAAACTTCATGTGACTACCTTTCTGACTCTTTAGAACAAAACCGTTTTCTTGCAACATAGTTACAACGTCTTTAACTGATTTGTAACTCATAACGCTTTGGACTTAATTACCGTGCAAATATAGTAATAATACGAATATTATCAAAGCATTTATTCGTTATTTTACTATGAATATAAAAATAGCGGTAACTCCGAAGAATTACCGCTAACCATTCTATTTTTCTTATACTAAAATTATAAACCTCGTAATTTTTCTGACTAAGAAGCATTTTTCTGTTCTTTATTTCCGATTTGCTCATTCTTTGCTGCTTGTTCTTCTTTTATCTCTGCAATTTCTTCTTCGATGCGGTCAATATTTCCAGCGAACATTACCCCATGTCGTTGTGACCATACACCACCCGACACAGCTTTTACAGCTACATTGACTTTATCTTCTAAATTGTCAAGGCGATACGGAACAACTTCTGTACCAATATCTATCGTTTCAGATGCTTTGTTAAATTCAGATGGATTTATAGAGCCTAAAGCAGAGACAATGAAGTTTACACGTCTTTGCAAGAACTCACCTATCACCTCGGCATGATTTTGAACTTGCAAATGTGTCGAAAGGAATACGTAATCGAAAGCCACTCCCGACAAGGCATTTCCAGCACCGCTCAACTTTTCAAAACTGATTTGCGGTGTATTCGTCATAGAATATGCTTTCTCAAAGAGGGTTTCTACCTCAAATTTTACGGTGTCATTTGCCTGATTCCATGTCAGATACTGAGCATCCGCACCCTCACCTGTAAGTTTAACCATTCTATCCTTAACCTTACCCATGAAACCCTCTACATCACCAATTAGCTTCAACAGCGGAAAGAAATGGTAGTCTATACAATCAGCATAATTGGATAATAATTTCTCCAACCGGACCCGAAAAGTCTTTATCTTTTTGCAATAAGGTTCGGGACGATAAGCGTAGATAACCGGCAGTTTCGAGAATCCATGGACGAAAGAAGTTCTTTCCTCGTAACCCTTAGACAGATCCCATTGATAGACCATTCTGTCTGTGATAGTCATAAAGCAGGTAATTTCCGAGTCATCCATGAGTTTTTTCTTGTACTCACGAGAGAAAGCAACCAAATCACCTTCATCATTGAAGAACGGATAAAGTTTATCACCTCTGAATGGTGACCACAATACACTTTTCAACTTCTTGGTAGGCTTAACCTTGCCCCCGAAAGTAGTCTTTACTTTCTTCCAGAACTTCGCCCAGAACGAATCATCATCAGTGACATACCAATACTCGGCAACTTCCTGTTCGGATAACCAGGCACGGACAATCTTCTTGTTCTGATATTTGATTTTGTTGGACTTGAATACAGCCTTTACCGCATCCAGCAGCTTCTTTTCATCATCATCAGTCGGAGTGCAATCCATAGACGGTTCTGTGCCGACCGTAAAAGCTGTTTGAATGTTGACAATATCTTGCTCCAAAGGGATAGAAATACGGTTTACCGGTTCAGTCTTATATTGTGCTTCGATTTCATAGGTCTTACCAGTCTTTTCATCAAAGACCTTTTCTGCATCCTTTTCAAGAACCTTTCTATCCGGGTATTTCTCTTTATCAACCATGATTTCATGGCGTTCGGGATTCCAGTCGTCCCAAAGTTTACAACGGTCTGGGAGTTCGGTCTTCCTACCTTTCTTCAGGTAGTTTATCTTCTGCCCGATGTCGGACAATGCTAATATTTCTTCTAAACTCAACAATGGCATAGCTTATATTTTTAGTGTGTGAATATTCCTGTTAAATCTTTCGGTTTCTGAATCTTGCCAAGAAGCTCACCCAAGACATAATAACGTACCGCGTCTATACCGTGATTGTCATGGTCTTCTGGATCGTTGATGTAATTCCCATCCTTGTCCTTCGCCCAAACATATTTTCTAAACTCACTTTGTAAGTTATACGAGCGTTTGGTAATGTATATCTCCATGCTCTTCATCTTGTCAAGGCCAGCGTTTACAGATCCGGCACCCTTTTCGACAGCATATATTCTAATGCCTCCGTTATGTACCTCTTGAATCAAACGAGGGTCTGCACTATCGGCAATTACCTTCAAGCCCCACGGACGAAGAGTCTTGATAATGTCAGAAGATAGCAGTCCTGTACGGTAATCCACTTCATCCAGATATAGGGCATTATCCACAATTCCGCACCGTATGGAAGCGGACGGATCATGTGTATAACCGAAGTCTTGCCCGATAGCCACTTTCTTTGCCCAAGCTGGAAACTCATCCACAATTCCCCACTTCTTGAACACAGCACCTGCCGCGACATCAGCCCACCGCCCAATAACTACATGAGCATACTTTTCTGGGTTATTCGCCTTCATGTCCTCAACCTCCTTTAAGAACTCCGGTGATAGGTTCTCCAAGTTGTCAAAATACGTGGTATGGATATGAAGTACGTTCGGATGAGTGGATATTTGAACTTGTACGCCATCAATCTCTGCCAATTTGTGAGTTTTCTCGATATACTTTTTATAGATGAAGTGGTTGGAATCACAAGGATTCATTATAATGATAATCCGGTTCTGAATGCCTTTCTTACGAATGGATAGCATTATCTTGTCAAACTCTTCTTCGCTTGTCCACTCCTCAGCTTCATCACATACGAAAGTTGTAATACCCTGAATGGATTTCAGCTTTGCCGTTTGGTTCCCTGAAGAGGTCTTGATACCCCGGAACATGATACGGCTTTTAGTCATATTGTTGACTATGTCCGTCTTGGTAGTTTTGAAATACTTTGTTGTTCCGTCAAGTTCTATCTTCTCCATCATTTCGGGGATGATAGACATACCGGCAGAAACCATCGTGTAACGGGTGTAAAGAATCTGATGAACTATCTTCTCTACAGGAGTCATTTCAAAAGTAAGACGTTCTATGAATGTAGAAGCATTGAAAGACTTACCGCTACCACGCCCACCGGTGATAAGAATTATAAATTTTTCCTTATCCTCATATAATGGATGGTAAATTTCTTGAGGTACTATCATTTCAACTTGTCTTTAATCCATGAATCAATGTTGATGCCATGCTCTATGTCTGTTGGAATATCAGCGTCTTCATCCTGCTTGCGTTCAACCTTTCTCCAATCCTCATCATGGTGATACAACCAAACAGACATTGCTTGCAAGTTTGGTGCCAACTCGCTTTCGCTAACTTGTAATTCATCTTCGCCCGTCAAATTCCCTTCTGAATCACGGAGCTTTCTTACCACGGTGCTTTTGGTTTTTATGCCACCGAGAGCCATTGCAAGGAATTTAGCCCTTACAGTGGCATTGATTGTCGCGCGCCCACGCGCTAAGACTTCGGATATTTCGGTGTACTCACTTTTCTTTTCGCAGAAAGTTTGTGGTAAAATCCCAATGGCATAGGCAATTTCCTTATCAGTGAATCCCTTTTTGGCATACGATTCCACGAGAGAAAGAAAGTCCTCGCTTGTATAATCAAACTTTGGCTTTCTTCCTCCTTTACCTTTTCTATTTTGAGATTCACTATTGCTCATATTACTTCTTTAATTTTCCACATTTCTCACATTGTTCATACCTGAACTCAGAGAACATCACACTACCTTTCCAAACATAATGATGAACACAAAACAGGTTTTGCTTTAGAACATTCCTTATCCAAAGTATAAAATCGCCAATCATAATTTTAACCGTTATTGTTACCCATATATACACGGCGAGAAATTGGCTTGTTTCCATAGACATCAACTCCTCTTTTTGAGAAATAGCTATCTATTTTCTCAGCATATCTTCCCATTATAGATTTCGTTCTATCCCTTATGTTTCTTTGTCTTGCAGAACCTAACCCGTATTGCCCTTCCAGCGTTGTACATTATTCGTCTGGACTGCTGATATAACTGGCTATATGTTTTCTTTCTAACTCAGCTTTCCTCCCAATCTATTCTTTCTACTTGTTCATCAAATACTTCTCCCTTTATGAACTTCATATCCGGATCATACCCGAACCTTTCGCAGAAAGCGGCTTTAGCTTCATAGGTATCAAAGGACAACATCACATAGGCATCCATGTTCTCGACTTGCTTCTGTGCGTTTTCTTTCACCTGATGCTTGACCTCTTTCATGTGGGCAACCTTTTCGGCACGTTCCAACTGCTTGGCGGCTTTATCGGCTTCTTTCTGTTCGGAAACTGGGACCATCATATCAGACAAAGCATCCGCAATAGAGTTTTCCTCTTCGGTCTGCAAAAGATAGTCGACACCAATCATATTCAAGTCTGCATCGGTCAGACCTGCATCTTTCCAGTCAATATCAGGAACAATACGGGCAAGAGCGTCAAAATCCCATGTACCTTGTGCATTAGGGTTGTTCATTAGAATGTTTAACTCCTTTTCCTGCTGCTCGTCCACGTCTATGACATCGACACGAATACGGTAGTCATTATCGGGGAACTTCTGCAATTCATCCATGACAGACAAACGTTGATGTCCGCTAACTACGGTAAGCCCGGTACGCTTATTCACAACTATTCCACCTACCAATCCGAATTTCTTGATGCCACGTTTCAGTGTCTTACGTGATTCATCAGATAGTTTTCGGGGATTATAATCCGCAAAGTGAATGGCAGAACGATTAAGTTCCACCGATTCACTCTTTATGTATTTTGATAATTCCATATTAGCCATTACTTAGACCGAAACCTCTCTGCCGAAGAGTATTCCTTTCGGCTCTTGCTATAAGATTATCACGAGATTGTTTTGCACGCCTGCTTGCGGCACTGCTACTCCATGTATTTTTTCTTCTCCAGTTAGCTTCGCTCAATCTTTCTGCCTGAGCATATATCTGTTCTCTTGTCTTTCTTTTTCTGACTCAGCAATTCTCCTTATTAATTTTGTTGATTATGATACTCCCAAAGCACTCTTTCAGCCATCGGGAAAACTCTGTAAATTCTCTGTAAATCTTGCGGGTAATTCTTCTCCATCCAAAGCATACAATCAAGATTGAAACCTACTCCCGAACTGGCTTTCAATGAATACCGAACTGGTTCAGGTAAATTGTGCTGCCTCATATAAGCAAGAATATCCTTTTGTGTCCAATCAGCCAAAGGATAAACCATACCGTTATTCTCGTAACCGTTTACCTCATACCCTTTCAACATAAGCCTACGATTCATACCATCAGCTTTTTTCATGCCCAAGAATGTATAATAAACTCCATGAGTAAGCTGCATAGCCTTTACCACATCTGCCAACTTCAATAGCTTTACTTTCGGATTTGGCACACAATACATACCGCCACGGAGAATATAAGTAAGGTTCCAATGTGGTACTTGAACAAACTCTATCTTCGGATACTTGGCTTTAGTCCAGTTTATCCAACGGTTAATATGCTCCAAATTCTTGACAAAGTACATGAACACGCAAACAATCCGGTCAAACTTTGGATAGACTAAATCAAGCAGAACAAGCGAATCCTTACCAAGTGATAAAAACAGTAAAGCCTCATTCGATTTTACCCGAATGAGGTCTATATACCGGTTCGCTCGTTCTACCTTGTTCATAGGTTAGCCACCGTTTAATCCCATTGAAACACGTAAATCAGCGTAACGCTGCCTACGTGAACCTAACTGCGTAGTACTTGCTGTACCTCTACGATTGGCAACCAATCTACCACCTGCCCCTGCACCATTCATATTTCTGCGAGGCCCGGCTACTCTGTTAATTCTTCTTGCGACTCTGCTTTCTAATTTTAAAAGTTAAACAAATCAATCTATATGTTTCTCTAATATCTTACCCAAAGTATAATCCATTTGTGCGGCAAGATATTCTTCGCCTTGATATTCGTAAACAATATCATTACCGTTTTCATCTGTGAGAATTACTGCTTCTGCGTTCTTTACCTCTACAATGATATAAGGACGCTTGCCCGTATATGCACCTGTCAGAAGCTTGATGGCATCATACTTGATAGGCTTTAATTCAGCCTCTCCTTCTTCAGGTAGTTCTGCATCAGCCGGATATTCTTTGCCACCACAGAGGTAAGTGATATACTTCTTAGCGTTAGTTGGTCTGATTTCACGGTATTCGTGAGTTTTCTTGCCTGCTAAGATTTCATCGAAATACTTCTGTTTAATCGAGAGTGTTAAAATATTCATAATCGTGCCATTTTTAATTGAATAACTAAGTAGTTGCGGGTAACGGATTCGAACCGCTGACCTTCACCAAGTCAAAGTGACGAGCTGACCACTGCTCTAACCCGCGATAGCGCCACTAAGGTACAACCATAACCAAAAACACAGAAACATCTTCAATCGTTATTTATGACAATCGATTTATTGTCGTAAACTAAGCCATTTATCCCGTTTTTCTCTGCACGCCTCTAAAGTAGGCGCACAGCAAGAAAACAGTTCACCACTTTCAGTACGGTAATCGTACTGGTACATTCTCACTCTCTTACCTCTCAACCTGGTGTTGTAGGCGGTGTAATTCTCTTTACCGGACTGGCATACGCTGCAACCGTTTTCGTTTATTGAGTTCATAATCAATCTTATTTAATGTTTCACATTCAACCGTTCTTCACTCGTATAAGCCACTACAAGCCCGGTTTCATCATGTTGTATCGTGACATACTTTTCGCCTCTTTCTATGGTAGAAAAATCACACATAGAACATAACTTGCCTAATACTTTGCCCAATTGTTTCATCAGTGATGTTTCTGGGCTGATAACTAAAACTAAATCTGCTTTCATAATCGTATGTATTTAAGCGTTAATACCTATTGCCTTTCTTACGAAGTCACCAGCCTGTTCTACTGACATATTCAACTTCTTCTGAACCAAGATAAGCATACAGGCTACTTGCTCTTGTGTATTCAGATTGCCCTGCGCAAACTCTGACATGATGAACTTTTCTATTGTTCTCTGTTTAATTACTGATGTTGCCATAATCATATATCTTTTAATTGTTATTACTTCTTGTTTGATGATGCAAATGTAAATGATATATTTGACACTGCAAACAAAATAAGAAATAATATTCTTTCTTTTAACTTTATTTTGTAAATGATATATTTGACACTATTATAATAAACGTATCTTTGCAAAAAAACATAATAGCATGAATAGGATAGAATTACTTATTAAAGAAAAAGGGTATAATATGACATCTTTTGCCGAAAAAATGAATACTACAAGGCAGAACTTATACGCCATATTAAAAAGCCCATCCTACCCAACGCTTGAAAAAGTAGCAGAAGCTTTGGACGTTCCTATGTGGCAACTCTTTGCATCACCGGAAGAAGTGAAAGATGATGCCAATACTATCACCTGCCCTCACTGCGGAGGTAAAATACATTTCGATGGAGAACCACGTATGCCAGAACATAAAAATATACGAGGGAAAGAATACTATAAATAAAGAGTAATATGGAAACATTAGAAATAATATATATAATAATTAGCTTTGTTTTCGGAGTCTTTGTTTCCCCATATTTAAAAAGGACTATAGAAAATATTGCAGATACTCACTGGAGTTATAGAAAAGAAAAAGCTAAAATGAAGTCTGATATTGCAAACAATATAGACAAGCAGTTATTTAGACTTCTAATAAAAGCACAATACGCTCTAAAAAAAGAAGATATAGACTATTCATTACATGGTTGTGGTTCTGCTTTTAAAGACATATCTAATCTTATCGAATATCTTGTACAATTTGAGGAAAGATACAAGACGGATAAAAATGCAAAAAAGATTATAGAATTGCATAAAGACTTCGATAATCTTAAGAAAGACAGTGAATGTAATCGAAGGATTGAAGAACCTGAGTATTATAGAATTGCAAATGAAGTATATAAATACTCTGATAAGATTTTACAGAAGAAATTTCCCAAATGGTAAATAGAGCTGGAGCACTAAACTGGCTTACTCATTGATAACCTTATTAAAAGCAATAAAGGCGCACCCAAACGATGCGCCCTCTCTTGTCAATTAATCTTTGATTTTATATTGGAGCCTCCCGGCTGGAATATCAGAATCTGACAGCTTCCATTCTTTTGAGGATATTATTATACCCCTCTTGGATTATAGCCTTTTGCTTTTCGGAAGCTGTAACGATCTTTCCTTTGTATTTTCGCATAACAGACTCGTTCAATCCAATTTCCTTTGCGAACTTGCTGGCATTAATGAAAGGGAATGCCTCGAAGAATCCACTCAAATCATAAATATACGAAACAGAATAGCCAGACTTATACCACACAGGAAACTCACCATGTTTCTCTTTGTAATATTCAGCCTGTTCTTCCAGTACAGACAGGAAATCATTTTTGGCTTCCTGCTCCGTAAGACCGAAACCATACGCACCGTTCACGTCTTCCGAATAAATAGAAATACCTCCATCATTCGCCTTTTCGATAATCGCCTTAATCTTCTTCATAATCGTGCCATTTTTAATTTCGTCAATTAAAGCACCCACTGAAGTGGGTGCAGTCCTTTTACTTCTTTAACCCCGCCTTTTTCATCATACTATCAAGAGTACCGTTTGGAATCTCTTTTGCCGGATGCCTACCGACAGGGATAAAGTAGTCAAAGTCGGGATGAACATATTTGTAATGGTTCGTCCCCTTTTTGATTGTCCAGCCTGCTGATTCAATCAATTTGTAAAACTCTGAATACTTCATAAAATCAAAGAACTTTTTAATTGACGCCACAAATATAACGTTTTTGTTACAACCACAAAAGTAACCACAAAGAAAACAGTAACATATTTGTTGCTTTTAACAATTAACGAAGCCGACCTACTTCTCCGGCTTTATCCTTTCCATCATCTCCCCATATATCCAATCCACATCTTGCCGGAAATACTTGTACAGCTGGTAAGAGAAAACCAAGTTATTACGGTTATTGGATATGGTTGTCTGGGCATTTACACCTAAAACCTCCGCCAGCTTATCTCGAAGGCCATTTTTCATCTTTCCTCCGGCAAGGGTACTCGGAGAATACAAAAACAAGATGATAAAAATGAATTTCTTTCGTTGGGTAACATTCCCTGACCTAAATATCTCCTTTTGAGAAATAATCTCTTGGAACCACCGATATAACATTCCTATCATATCAAGGTCCGTCAATATAGGTTCTGTCAGCTCTTTTTCCCTTTCCGATAACTTTGATTTCTGCTCTCTAATTGATTTTATTTCCGCAATTTCTGAAAACATGGCACAATTATTTAGAAGTAAATAGTATTTTTGTACTAAATAATCGTGTGGGGAGGTAACGTTACTGGTGGTTCGGGGCGTTGCCTCTTGTATTTTTTAGAATGGAAGATCTTCTCTTGATTGTTCAGGTTGATAGAGTTTCGATTGTAGACTGGCTTCTTGCTGGGCAAGTCTACTTCCCAATAACTCCAGCTTATCAACAAATATTTCTGTCACATACCGCTTTGATCCCGTTCTATCCTCATACTGCCGGGTCTTGATCTTGCCCTCGATATAGATTTGAGAACCCTTCCTGACATACTTTTCTACGACCTCGGCCAGACCTTTCCAAAAGATAAGACTATGCCATTCCGTGCGGTCTGGAACCTGGATCCCGTTTTGAAGGGTATAGCCTTTCTCCGTTGTAGCAAGCGATAGATTGGCGACCTTTGTCCCGGCAACATCTTTCACATCAGGGTCCTTGCCGGTATGACCGAGAAGGATTACTTTATTTACGCTCATGATTATGCTATTTGATTATATTTTTCTGCTATTTTCCCGAATCTTTCCGGATCAACCAACTTTGTAACGAATACATTGAAAGCTTCTGTTGCTCTTTGGAAGTTATCTGAAATATCACTGTTACCTGATATGGAAGCTGCCAGTTCTGCAGTGTATCTTTCTGTTACAGGCAGTAGAAGATAATCCATTTTATTCGAGTATATTCCAAATATCTCATAGGCATCTTCCCTGTAAAACTTAACCAATACTCTACTGCTCTGACAAAAAATATTGATTAAGATAGCGAGGCTTGCTATCCGATTATCTACTCCATCTATATCATGATCAAACATGATCTGGCTAATAGAGTATTTTAGAATGTCAATATCTTGCATAAAGCAGTCTTCCATATCCTGAAGCACTGAAGCGAATATGCCGGGAGAGACATTAATAATATCCATGACTGTCATATTATATTTAGCTACTTCATGCTCTGCTTTTTGAAATTCTCGTTTAGCGGAGAACCTGAATAATCCAGCGGCTTTCAGTTCTTCTTTTAATACCAGAAGATGATTATAAACTTGATCATTGATAAATAGACCGGAGTAAAGCAAAGCGTGCTCTTTTGTTATACCAGGCAGCGGATTGATATATTTTTTCTTGTAGTCGGCCACTACTTGAATGTAGCCGCAGTAATTAATGTTCATGATGATTTATTTAGTTTTATGTTTTTATAGCCTAAAAACTAAAAGAACTTACAAAAAATCGGAAATTGTAGCAGCCCAAATTAGTACTGTATTCAGATATCATTTTCGTGGTTTCACAAAAATGATTCACATCTTTCGTGAAATGAGCTATTTCGACTCATTTATATTTAGTTGTTAGTTATTTCTTCTACATCAACATCACATTCATCATCCTCGCTGATAATCTTGATATTTATACCTGGAGTAGGTTGTCTACGTTCTGCTTCGGGCTACCAATTACCATTTTTGTCAAAATCTTCATGGCTATATGGCATTATGCAATGCCTGGCTGACGGTAAATCCATAGCGATCTATATGAGGCTTGATATCGTCCTCCATGCTCTGTGTAATGAGGGCCATGGCTTCCGCGTTTACACCTGCGATCCGGCATATTTGCCTGTTGTATGCGGCCATTTGGCGGTCCATGTTATTGATCAGCATTTTGACCTTTTGGCGATAAAGTCCGCATCCCTTGATGTGATCGGAAAGCTGCATCTCGAAATTATACACTTGGTCGTTGACGAATAGGACGATATATGTCAGACTCGTAACAAGACCGCCGGTGTCCTTATCTATTTCATCCCAACTGTTGTATTGTTTCATAATTATATAGCCATTAAATCAAACAATGTAGGAGCTTCTACTCCCATCTCCGCTTCCCGCAGATAAGAAAGCCCGTCTTTCCAATAATCATAATTGAGTTCTGTTGAAAGTCCTCTACGACCTAACTTGATAGCACAATAAGGGACAGTACCGATACCTCCGAACGGGTCAAATACCAATTCTCCTTTGTTCGAGTACCGTTCAATCAGCCTTTCAACGATATCTAACTGAAGAGGACAAATATGATTTTGTCGTTTCTTTTGTGATTGCTTTGTGTTAAGCGTTCTCATACGGGCCACATCATCCCATATCCAATCCTTCTTGCTTACAGGGTCGACAGCCATAAATGTTTTTGGAAGTTTTCCGTATGCTTCTAACTCTTCCGCAAAAGACACATGTTCCTCATAGTTATAGATATGTTCACGTTCGTAGTTACGGAACAAATGCCGAATCTTATCTATTCCAGCACCTTTCATATCTTCGTATGACAACAATGAATTGCCGGAAGACTTCCAACTTGCATGGGCATCGATCTGCCAACGGGCCAGCGAGTATTCGCTCTTGTCCTTCGTGACAGGCTGGTCGGCATAAGCGCGGGAGGTATCGGTAGGCAACTTGCGAAAAAGCAATACATATTCAGGGCATCCGATTCCCATCTTGGAACCATCCTTGCACATCTCGGTATAGCCCAAACGGTAGGTCTGATTGTTTTCCCTCACCACGTCAGTATCGACCGTAATGCGTCCCATATATCGGAAGCCATGCTTCATGTAATGAAATACAGTCATTTCGCTGAACGGGTCAATAGTTGGCATACCGTCCCCCGTGGCGTTGCCGAACAAAACACGATCTTTCACATGGATGCAGGCCAACCGACCCGGTTTCAAAATGCGCATTAACTCTGGTGTAAGATAATCCATCTGTTCAAAGAACTTATCGTTATCTTCATTGTGCCCAAAGTCATTGTATGTAGGCGTGTATTCGTAATGATTTGAGAACGGGATACTGGTTACGATCAGATCTACAGAGTTACTTTCCATCTTCTGACATTCCAATACATTATCGTTATTGATTGCTTTCCACAACTTGCCGGATTTTTCTTCCCGACTGGCGAACATCCAGCGCATCATCTTTTCCTCGGCCTGCAAACCGAACAAACCGTTATGCCGGACAATATCAGTCATATTTGCGACCATTTCCCGGTGTTGTGCCCATTTCTGCATGAAGCTCTTAAATATTTCACCCTCGCTTTCGGCATAGACCAGATAGAGATCAACGGGATGCTGCTGCATAAAGCGGTATATACGGGCTATCGCTTGGAACTTATCGTTGAAGCGGTAGTCAATGAACATGATTGCTTTATGACAATGATACTGGAAGTTCAGACCTTCACCAAGCATCTCCGGTTTAGCTGCAAGGTATTTCAGCCGGCCATCTTTGAAGTCGGATATTACCTTGTCGGCTTCTTCATCGTCTTGTGAACCATAGACAGCCTTACAACCTGGAATCGCTTTGCATAGTTCCAGCCGTTCAGCTTCCAAGTCATGCCATAAAAGGAAATGGTCGTCCTTGTTTTCCGGACGATTGATTATCTCTACCACACGGGCAATCTTTTCCTGCATGTTATCTCGGCGTTCTTTTGCCGCGTCAGCAAGTCCGAGAGCAGCCTCACGAAACATTTTCACCTGTCCGTCACGATCAGCTCCAGCCGTAGAATTGTCCACATTCACAATCTCTTCATATACGCGGAGTTCAGGCAACTCATAGCCAGTATCCGGATAACCGAGGTCGGAAGGCTTGGTTAGGAACAACGCCCATGTAGATACCCACAACCAAAACTCTTTTTCCTTATGCGGATAAAGTGTCAAGTTATTCGCCTTCGTGCTGTCTCGCTGAAAGAATCGAGTAAGAGCCTGTCCGGTGTCCATCACACCAAGATAACCAGCATAATGTATAAGTTCCTTGTATCTGTTTGGCGAAGGTGTAGCCGTAGCAACAAACCTGTAAGGGACACCCGAGAACAACGGTAGAAACTCCTGATAGGTCTTGGTGCCGAATCCGCGCAACACGCTGGCTTCATCCAATGATGTTGCAGTAAAATAGGACGGATCTATTCTCACTCCATCCTCACCATCACGCACACGTTCGTAGTTTGTTACCATGATGTCGGTAGGACATATCATCACATCTGCCATAGTTCGGACATAGGTTACTTTCATGTGCAAGTGTTGTTCCGCTTGTGTTAGGAACTCGACTACCACACGCTTAGGGCAAACGATCAATCCCTTGCCTCCTTTATGACTCAAGATTACCCGAAGAATTTCCAGCTGGGTAACTGTCTTTTGCATACCGAAGCTAGAAAATATGGCGCGGCATCCACCGGCAACCGCCCAACGAACGGTATCTTTTACATGAGGGTATAATGTCGGAGAAATCTCTTCAAGATCAATATTAAATCCTGTCTGCTGGCTGATAGCCATTTTTTCTTTCAGAAATTCTATATACGTTTTCATTTATTTTATTCTATTTATCGTTAATAATTACCCGGCTTTCTCAAAAGCCTTATTGAACACCCTCGGATCAAGTATCGCATTCGTTATCGCCGTGAACGCCTTCACTATCCCGGGCTGTTCATTTAAGTTTATTCTCACGTCCTTCCCCGTGACCTCGCTTGATAACCGGTCGCTCAGGTACTCTACCTTGTCCAATGCCAGAAAGGACAGGGGATTGTACACCAACGGGACGATTCTCCGCATCCTGTCGCCGAAATCGCTTATCGTGATCCTAGACATCTGCGCCAGCATGTTTATCGTGGATGACAGGGATGCGATCCGGTTAGATGAGCCCGATACCCCGTGATCCAGCAATATCTGGCTGATCGTATAGTAGTACCGGTCTATATGAGGTTGCACATCCTCCTCCATGCTTTGCGTAATCTCGGCAAACGCCTCCTTGTTGGCCTTGGCTATCCGGAAGATGTTGGTGTTATAAGCGTCTATCTCTTTTTCGATAGCGTTGGCCGTCCGTTTGGCGTTATGCCTGTAGTGCTCGCTATTCCTCATGGCCTCCATGAGCGATACGGTGTAGTTATACACTTGGTCGTTCACGAAAAGTATCATGTATGTTAGCGAGGTGACAAGGCCGTTCGTGTCCTTGTCGATCTCTTCCCAATCGTTGTATTGTCTCATTCTTTCATCCTCCGGATTATATAATCAACAACGTCCTTTACGGTAAGGCATCGTCCGGGATCATCATCAGGGATCGATATGCCAAACTCTTTCTCTAATTCCATTAATAACTCTATCTCGTCAAGACTGTCCATCCATAGATCATCCTCCAGCTTGGATTCCATCGTAAGTGGCGTATCTTTGTAAAAAAGTCTACTCTTTATGATCTCAAATACTTTGTTCTTTATAGTTTCTTTTTCCATTGCTGTAATTATTTTTATTACTCTCATCATACCTGAATGCAGTTTTCAACTATGATGAATGATTAAACATTACTTGTTTTAGCGAACACCACCGACTCATGATCCGGCCTCAGATGGGCCATGCAAGCCTTGCTGTACTCGCAAAATCTCGCTCCCTCGTCCCGGAAAACGCATCCCCTGCACGGGATCTTGTTCTGCCCGTTGTAGTACGGCCTGTACTTTTCCACGATAATTTTCATGTCTCCTACAAACACGATCAAACCGGTAGGAGTGTTTCTCAATCTCTCTGTTATTTCCATGTTACTCTATATCAGTTTTCTTTACCCTGTAATGTGTCCCATTGATCTCTTTAACGGCAAAGTCAGAGAACGTCGCCTCTCCCTTGGACACCATCTTGCATACGTCGTTGTAAGAGTATAGCTTGGCTCTCTTGTCAAACTTGATGATATCCGCTATGTTAAGCTCCTTGTAGTTGAAATTGTCAATAAGATGGTTGATAGCGTCATTAAGCCGTTTTGTGGTGAACTTATTCGCCCTTACCCTTTCCGCTAACAAATTGAAGAACGGATCTCCCATTTTCGGGAATGCGGTCATCAATCTGCTGATAGATACGGCTATTTCTCGTGGCTCAGCTAAATCCCCGGTATAGAGACTTACGCTGCACTCACCGTTTGGATTCCTCGAAATCGGCTCGGGCGATTCCCTCTGCGATATTTCGAAGGAACTCGTTTGGATCACGGTTGCATTGTTGAGTATTTGCCCTATTTTTGTTGTCATAATTGCCTGATATTACTTTCTCGAAATTCGTTGGTTTGATAAGCCAATCGAAAGATGCTGTCCAGCCTTTTTTGTTCTGCCCTTTCAGGAAATCGCTTTGGTATGCCTTACGAATCATGCCGGCAAACGTCTTTTTGCCGTAAGATTTTATACGTGCGTTAATCATCCCTTTACGGCTATCAGAAAGCGGAGTCCTGACCGTACCAAATACACCTTTTGTTTCCTCATTGAAGAATTTGACAAGTTCGGAGTAATCGATATGTTCGGCGTGGGGCTGCGAAGTCCTACATACAAGAGATTCGTCAGAATCTCCTATATTATTTTCTTTCTTATCTTTATTAACTTTGTTTCCTTGCTGTTTCCGAGGTGTTTCCTTAGTGTTTCCTTGCTGTTTCTTTTCCGTTTCCTCTTGTATGATTTGCGAATTGTATTTATCGTAATTACAGATAGTTATAACGGTTTGTCCTGTTTCCTTTGGTGTTTCCTTTATTATCATTTTGTCCTGTATCAGTAGATCCAAGAATGAATTTACCTTCTTTGTAGACCACTGCCAACGACCAGCTAAAAACCGCAATGAAGCAAGAATCTGGCCCCTCTTAACCTCTATAAACCTATTGCCGATAAGTTGTTTCGTGTCTTCAAATCGTGCGCTCTGAATCAAATCAAGCCATGCTTCAAACCTCGAATATATGCGCTCTTCGCACCACAATTGGTGCTCAAATAGTCGCCTGCTAATAGGTATGTAATATTCCATAATCAAATCGCATAATCACAGTTTCGTTTGCTGTCGGCAACGAAACGCCTGTTGAAAAAACTACATAGAACCACTTTGGGATTCCCCATTGATACCTTGACCGGCTTCCCTCTCTTACATTTTGAGCAGGTATCCGGACGGATGGCCTGTCGTTCGTTCTTCTTTACCATATCTTTAGAATCTTACGTTTGTCAATTGTCTTCCTCTTGAAAACACAGCCCACTTTCCGTTACCCGTGTCTTTCAAATGCAAATCGGAAACTTCACCGAAACGGTTGATGTTACCGCATAAATCCACAAACCATGCGGCTTCCTTATCTTTATGAGGACGGATGCAACGACCTACAATCTGGTAATACATCGCAAGTGACATGGTAGGTCTGGCCATAACAACTGTGTCAAGTTCTGGGTAATCAAAGCCGGTAGTAAGTACACCAACATTGGCTACTACAGGTATTTCCCCGACCTTGAACATTTCGAGTATTCTTTCACGTTCCTTCTTTGGAGTATCACCGGAAACAATGACACATCCGGGTATGGACATCGTCAATCGTTCCGCTTCTTTCAAAAACCGGGTAAATACCAAAATACCCTTCCTCTTGCCTCCTGCTTTCGGATTCATCAGCCTTTGGACGATATGAACGATGTAACTATAAAAGTCTATCCGTTCATATTCCTTTTGGACTGACTTATCGGTATAGTCGGCTCCGGTAGTGTTTATCTTCAAATTGAGTTCGTTCCATCCGGTAGGATTCATCGGATAGTAGTTCACCTTTGAGAGATAGCCCATATCAAGCAAGGTCGATACCTGTACATGATAAATGACCTCTGAAAACACATGGGGCTTTGTCCGGGTTATGAATTTTAGCATAGAGCCGAAGTCACGGCTGGAACTCAAACGATATGGCGTTGCCGTTAATCCAAGAACCTTGCACTTCACAGCATCGAAGAAATCCTTGTACATTCCCTCTATCGGATTCACAAGGTGACACTCGTCCACGATGATATTCTTGAAGTGGGCAAAAAGTTCCGGATGGCTTTTCACGCTACCGATGGTTGCGAATGTTATCCGGCTTATCTCTTTTGAATTGAAGGAGGCGGAATAAATGCTACAATCGAGAATCCCGTAAGAACAAAGTTTCTTGAAGTTCTGTTCGACAATTTCCTTGCTCGGCTGGAATACCAATGTATGACCGTCAAGTCTTGAAGCGATGTCAGCTATGATAAGGCTCTTTCCGCTTCCTGTAGGCAATACCATGATAGCATTTGTTTTCTTCGCCTTGTTATTGAAGAAAGAAACGGCAGCATCAGAGGCTTTCTGTTGGTAATCTCGTAATACATAACTCATAGCCCTTTCTCCTTTCGTAACTTCTTATTAAGTGCTTTGTAATACTTGATTAATTGTTCGTACTCAAAATCAGTCATTTTAGTAGTACCAGCAGCTTTCACTTTTAGTAAAGCAAATTTCTGTTGTCCGATTTTATCAATCAGATTCACCCGATACCCTTCTAAATGGTCGGCTTTGAATCTATTGCAGTTGTGCATGGCATAGCCGTTAGCAATGAAAGTACGCGTATCCGTTTCCATCACGACAATCTCCTCTTTACCTATATATTTGATACTTTTCACTTTGGTATCATATTGAGATTTTAGTTTGCCAAGTTTTTCAATATCCACCTTTTCAATTTTATGCGGACGAACACGCATTAAAAATTGGAGCTTCTCTATGTTTGTACCTGTTATAAGAAATTGCCAAGATTGATACGTTTTTTTAAACGTGCCACGCCTATTTGAATCTTCCATCATCTGCCGACAAGTTTTATTATTTCCTGTGAACTTTTCAAGTAAGCGTTTTATTTCAGAGCAAATATCCATGTACTTCTCACATTGGGCTATACCGACACGAAAACCATAGCGTTTCGTCCCATCTGGATTAGAAATATTCTGTTGACAAATATGTCCGTCAGCATCAATCATTCCCGCAATCCATCCGCTTTCATAGGATTTTTCTTGTTGTATTACTTGAAATGGTTTACAGACAATGGTCGTAGTCCTATCTGTATGAGGTCCGGTCTTGTGCTTCCCATGAAGATTTACGCCATTAACCCACATTTCTTGTGTTTCAATCCATGTGTATGAAGTTCCTTGTCTTGCCCTTGCGAGCCATTTATGGTTAGCAGTTGTCTTCATTTTATCTCCATTCTCTAACTCTACCTCATACACATCTTGAATATCACGTTCTATGTGTGTAACCCTTCCAACCCTATATCTTCGTGAAGTTTTATAAATTACTTCTTCGTCAAAAGCAAATATTTCTTCACCAACACTAATTTCACCAAGCTGTTTCCATATAAAATCTTTCATTAAGACGAGAGAATCCGGTGTTAAACAGTGTCGGCATTCGGCATGACAATTGTTTTCATCAAAACGGGTCGCCAAATGTGTACGACTGAAATAGTGGCCACAATCAGCTTGTTCAAAGGGCTTTATTTGCCCGCAACTGATACATCGAAAAACCCCATTAGGCATACAATCACGAAGCCGGATGAAAAGGGAAAACTCTTTATCAAGTTTTGCCTTCAAATCCGGCTTCTTCTTTACTGTTATACCAGCTTTGTCAAACAGTGGCAAAGGCTTGTCTTTCTTCTTTGCCTTTTTTCTTTTTATGTAGTACGGCATATTTAGAATAATTTATTTGTTGCAGCGACCGGACTCAAACCGGCATCTAAAGTGCAACCCTTACGGGTGTGGCTGCCATTTCCACATTATGCAACACACCGCCATGTAAGCAAGCCATATCTTCACAGACCGAGCTTGCCGAATTAAATGAATCTATTGAATCAAATTTATTATCACTCTGTCTCAACGATGATAGATAACTGGCCACAAGCGGCCCCGTTTTCAATTTCTGACTTTGTTGCGATTGCTACTGCGTAATCGTAACCCATTTGTTCAAGTTGTTCTTTAATCTTTTCCATAACTCTGAAAATTAAAATGTTCATACTAAATTCACTCCCTCGATAATTCCGTTACCGAGATTGTTTTTCTCCGATATGTTGTTTGGATTTATTGGGGATAGCTTAACAAAGAAGTACTCTTTATCAAAATATTTCTCCAGTTTTTCCGTATCAAAATCTGATTCATTCACCAACGTAAGATTGATAGTAGTTTTCAGGTTACTTTCGGTTCGAATCCGACCAAGTTCTTCTATACTCATCTTCTTTGGATAAGGAATAAGCCAGTTTCGTTTCTCTTCATCAAAGCTATGCAGACTGATTTGAAGCGTCACATTGCCTTTAACGAAAGAAAAATCGCTCCCCTTGATTCCAATCGTTGAAACATAATGGTGAGTGTTCGGATATATTTCAGAAATACGCCCGATAGCTTCCTTTACGGCTTCAATGTTCAAGAATGGTTCTCCCATACGGGTATAGTTTATCTTGAACTCATTGGCATCGCAAGGGTCGAATCCAGCCTGCTCAATGGCAAATTCCACCTGACCGACAATCTCATCAGCCGTAAGGTTGCGATAGCGTTTCATATTACCTGTAGCACAAAACTTGCATCTTACAGGACATCCGCTCATTGTCGAAACGCCAATCATCCAGCGTTCGGAACGACTTCCCAAGTTATCATTGTCAAGGAAGTTTTGTTTCCTTCCTATCGCATCTTTCGTGTAGTACGGAAGAAACGTATCAGTCGTCTCTACAAGCATACCGTCTTCAAGACGTAAACAATACACTGTTCCATTCTTAAAACTCTTACTTTTTACTATATTCATAATCAATCAAAGTTATAGTTGTCAAAATCATCACTATCTACAGGTATATCATTACCAAAATCCATTGAGTGATACCAGTATTCCATATAATCCATGCTATCCATAATGTTTTAATTTTTATTATTTGTTGATTTGGTGGGAAGCCGGGGAATCGAACCCTAGAAACACATATACATATCATGGCTACTTACCTTTCTTCCCATTTGCCCCGACATATCCTCACGGACGGAACAGGGCTGTTTCTACTCTAAAACTAATACCATGAAAAAACAATATGCTATTATTCTATATAGGCTATTGAAAATTCTTTCGGGATGAATCGTCCTACCGGAATAGGTTTTGCCGATTCTATAGCTGTATGGATTTCCCTCTTTCTAAACTCATGTCCATTTTCTTTGGCTTGTTTCTCACATTCTTCCTCTTTATTTTTGAGGTAGTGAGTAATAAGCATCATCGCCCTATCAACGTTAAAAGTGTTCACGACAAAAGTTTGAACTCTTTCATCTTCATTTTCTCCATTCATGAAGGTAATTTTCGTCTCAATTTGGTAGAACTTCCTTTCGTCAGGCTTGGATTCTTCATCTTCCTGATTCTCTTCATCCATCTTATCAAGATATTCTTCTGTAGTAATCTCTTCTTTGAGGTAGGCTATCGAAGCGTCGTCCACCTTGCGTTCTTTCAAAGTATCGGTGAGAATTACACAGGAATCGAACTCTTTTACCATAGTCAGAGTGAATCCGAACAAATAGTTTAGTTCGATATAGTCTTTCAAGATAAGGCAAGCATTCTCCAACCCTGTTGCGTAAAGCAGGAACTTGCTTTTCTTACCTCCTATTTCCGCTTGGGCAATATGCGGATATAACACATTATTTTCATTCTCGAACGCCAAACGGTTCTGATTGCTGACTTCCACTTCCCTGATACCGTCAGCTTCCATGCTGAAACGAATTTTCGCCAAAATGTCTTGGTCTATCAGCGTACCACGGTCGAAAAGAATTTCATTCCGTTCAATCGTTACTGTTTCACCGGTATCTTCATCAATGAAAGATTCCTCCCATGTTTTGAGGACGCGTTTTGCAAGATACATGTTGAGCATCTTCTTTGGGTCAGATGTCACATACCGGATTTCTGTTTTTCTTGTTTCTATCATAACTAAATAAATTCTTGATTTCTTTGTATTTCCTGCTGGGCGTATATCAGCATTTGATGTTCATTTGCAGCCGGCAGATAGATACCTGCCACTGATGCACTCCAATTACGGAAACGGTCAATACTCAGGGTCATTTCACCTGTTGTCAGTTCGGCAGAACTGCGTAAATAGGTTACTTCATTGCCTTTCTTGTTGACCGTCTTACGTTCAAACAAATCACGGTTGCAAGTCCTCTTATAAAAATCAATTTTTGCTTCATCGAGGCTGCAACCGTATTCACTACCGAAATACCCTAAAAGAAGATGCAAGTAGCTGTTTTGGGCAAGCGTGCGGTTAGGAAGCTTCTTTTTTACTTCCACAACGGCCCGCTCCTTGAACAGTTTATTTACATACTCCTTAAACTTGGGTATTTGGTATTCATTTTTCAAGTCGTATATCATCCATTTCCAAAGATTTTAGTATCGGTTATAAGTGCTCTGTTTTCTTCCAAGAACCGGATAAACTCCTCACAATGATTAGTAAGAATAGGAATATCACGTTCAGGATTGAAAACGTATGTTTCTGTATAGGTATCTACCACATAGCCGCCTTTGTTGAACTCTACAATGTTATACTCAAATGTCCGTACATCAGAACCGTTCTTCATTAAAGCGTATGGATATACTAAATGCTGGTGGTGATCTTTGAACTTTCCCACGGTATAACTACCGGTTGTTTTGATGTCGTGAACACTGGTAGGCATCAGTTCGTCAATCAGACCGTAAACCAATACATTGCCGTATGCAGTCGGAAGGATTGCCTCTACACGTTGCTGCGTCAACGCCCCTTTGTAGTAATTTGCGAACTCACGACAAAGGGATATAGGAAAGACAAATGAACGATTGTTATAAACGGCTTTCAAGGCTATAACCTTTTGCTCGCCATTCCCTATATCAGAATATATCTTTTCTACCTGCACCGTTTCAGATTTCCGGTTCTCAATCATACAGTCAATGACCTCATTAAAAGCCGTACCCTTGTCGGCAGCTTCGCTGTCAAACGGTTTACGGTTAATACGGTCTATCAGTTCTTGAAACTGCTTCTGCCGAAACTCTTCTTCCGTACATGGTGGATTCTCACTCCACCCATAATAACGCTCATATATGACATCGCTATTAAGGTAATTGAAGTAAGAATCCAATAATGTTGCATATATCTTATACTTAGGCTGCATCTGAATAAGTTTTAGTCTCTTTGTTAAAAATCAGTCCTAATTCTTTCGCCTTAGCTGCCAACATCATTGAGGCTTTCATCTTTGAACTTCCCACATGGTTGAAATCATCAATATGGGCGATAAAGTCATTCGCTGAAGCTGCGTCGGCAACTAATTCTAAACAACCTGTTATATCAGATAGCACTTTGTTATATGCTTCTTGTTCAGCCTTTTTTGATTGCAACATAGTAAGATATGGAGCAATAATCCGAGTAGAGATAAAATCATTCTTGGTCGTCGGATTGCCGTTTTTGTCAAGGATGGTAGGTACTTCCATCACTGAAGGCAAGTTACAAGTATTCTTTCCGTCATTCCTTGATGTCGGATCGAAAGTAATAGTACGTCTCTGCACTCCTCTCTCACTCTTCATTTCCAAGTAACCTAACAAATCAAGTTCGGTGACGATGGAGTTGTAGGACTTCTCACGTAAGGCAGGAATAAACACCGTATCATCACCCTCTTTTCTTGTGTCACGATGGGCAACAAAAATGATATGTTTCTTCAGACTTGATAGCGTTCTTGTCATCCAAGAAAATTCAGCATTGATACCGCCCCAATCTCGAATAGATGGCTGCCTGGTTCCACATTTATAAGTGATGATAAAATCCATCATCTTACCAATGGTATCAACCACAATAGTCTGATAAACAGACAAATCTTCTTGCAAAACCAGCTGAACATCATTCCAAGAAGTGACCTGTACAGTGTCAATATTCTCCAAATGAGCCATATTCATACGCTTAACACCATTGTCAAAATCCAACAACAGAGGCTTTGGTGCACTCAAAGCTACTGTGCTCTTACCCATACCTGCTTGACCGTAAATCATCATCTTTACGTTTGTTGGAATATTCAATTCCGTTGATTTTCTGATTAAACTCATGATTGTTATATTTTTAGTTAGTAATTATATTAGAGACTTCAATAAAGGATCTATACCATCCTTCAATTCTTTAAGTTTCTTCAGCGAATAAACTTTAGGACTATTCCTATGTACACCAGCCCTTTTCCAAGTCAATGCTCCCGTAGCGCACTGATGAGCCAACCACCTTCTACCAAATCCAAGTCGTATAGCTTGCGTTTCCGTAATCTCATCAATGACCGGATCCTTGGAGATCGCATATTCGCTGACAGCTTCTTTCGCGGCCGCTTTTATTATTTTCTGTAATTGCCAAACGTCAAGTTCCATATAATAAAGGCATATTACGCCCTCTAATTCTTACACGAACACGGGCGATAAGTTCTACATTGGCATTAGAACGGGTTCGGATTTGTTGCCGTTTCATGTCTAAATGACTATCAACACAAAGAATAATCAAAAGTACACAAGCAACAAATGATCTCATGGCCGGCGAAAAGTCCAGCGTCAACCGGATACCTGATATCCTCTCGGCTAACTTTAATGCCAACTCCCTCCCATTCCGAACACCCAAAATTAAAAATGCTGTCTGAAGCTGGTTATTTATCGTACTTACTGCACGATGCTTCAATACGGCAATCTCCTTTTTTTCATACCCGGCTGCGTACATTTGTGCTGTAATGTCACATTCGGGCGTTAACTCGGTAAATACTTTCATAATCGTGTGTATTTAAAGTTTGAATCAGGAATCTCTAAATACTGTAACTATCCCTTTCGGAACATTAGTTTCCGATCTCCACTTATGTCCATTTTTGTACCCTTGTGCATTAAGCAATGAAACATTGTTGCGCACTGTGCAGACTTTATCGATAGGAAATTCTACTTTCTTCCCTTTCTTTAAGTCTCTCATACGAGGCATAATTTCCACTTTTTTCTCCATAAACTGATTATATTTAATTGAATGTGGACGGAACCGGTAACGATCCGGCATACACACTTCCGGCTGTGTGCAGAGCATTCCATACGCCCGCCCGTTTGCCGGGGTTTTCACCCGGCTGCTTTTGCTAATCTAAACACAAAACGAATTAAACAACTTCAAGAAAAGCCTTAATAGCCAACATTTTCTTTTCAGCTAACACTTTGGCTGCTTCTTCTCGATTTTTCCAATCTTTATAAAGTTCGAGGTCCTTTTTTGTACTTTCGAGGTCTTTATTAAGAGACGACACCAATTCAATCAGTTCCTCTCTTGTCATTTCTTCAATACCTTTTGTTTCCATATACATTATTATTAATAGTTACCAACTTTTTTCTTTATAAATGGCGATCGTTAGAATAACCGACATCACGAATGTTAATACGTGAAACGGATTAAAGAACATGCCAACAAAACAGGTAGCCGACATCAGTACTGCGCAGATGAATAAAATTAGCTGCACTCTTGAATAAAAAATTACCTTCATGACTGTTTGATTTGATTTGTGCCCTCCGGCTGATTCGATCAGTAGCTTCGCGCCTCTTCAGAGGGTTTTCTTAACTTTGTGGTGCAAACTTTAAAAATTAAGAAGTATGAAATCAGAAAAGTACCTGAGCATGGCTAAAGACATTCGTTCTAAAGTCGAAGATTTACTTGACGAGTATAACACCTTTGAACCATCAATAAGCAAGATGTTTCTTGATGGACAACCGTTATATGAACAAGCTATAAAATTTACCCACTTGGTTTATTCATTTGATCCAAATCTGCCTTTAAATAGAGAGTTGGTAGATCTGCCAAATAAATGCAAAGGGTGTATAATTAAAACGTTTCCGCAAGAAAACGATGTCTTTAAAAATTTCTTGTTCCTTTTGAAATGCTTCACTGATTATCTGGAGACTTTTCATGACTAACTTTCTCTCCGCGTAAAAGGTCCAAGTAAGAAGTAACCGCTTTCTCGGCATCTTCTTTTATGTACTCCAAATTTTTCAGACAATTGATTGGCAAATCTTCAACATGTATGGATATTGTCAATTGATTGTCTTTTTCTTGATGTTTTAGTTCAATGTTGTAATTCATGTGCTATGATATTTTAATTATCTTTTCTTCTTGCTTATTATTTCAAACCTCACAACGCCAAGTTCTGTATATGCGCCGTATTCAATCCAATATGTCCCACGAGCCGCGTTTATTTTAGGATCATATTTACTATCAAATAATAGCGTCTTTGTGCTACCATCAATATAATGCGCACTTACTTTATATTCATAAATAGGCATTTTGGAGTACCTATAAAGGCCTATAGCAAAAACTATAAGACCTGATATAGCGACAGCTATTAAAAAGTTTCTTATAATAAGATAAGGTTTGTAACCATCGGCATATTGATGAAAAAAAAGTGCTCCAAAAGCACCACCTGCGAATATAAATACACCTAAAACTTCCATATCATTTATTTTATTTGTACCCGGCAGCCCATCCGATAGGCAGCGTCACGCTTTCAGAACCAGGTTGTATTTTGAAAAGAGGCAACGGTTAACCAATGTCTGACACATAACACCGCAAGGAACTTGCCCCTTTGACAATTCTTTTATCTATAATGTATCCCTGTGGGTCATGGCTCAAAGCTCACCACGTTTATACATTATACTTTGTAATCCTTTCGCTTAAACTCCATTTCTGCGAGTGCTAAGGTTGAAATAAGACAAAGAACTTACTGTGGGCATCCGGGAATCGAACCCGGTCAGAAACGCCTTTCTTCACCAGCCGAACACTTTCGGCTCATGCCCTTTGCTTTAGTAAATCGTTATGAAGTTTTCTACTTTGAACGATCTGAATCCGTTCGCCTCAATATCGAAATAGCGAACCGTCTTGTAGTTTTCAGAACCAGTACCTTTGATAAGATTCTGAATGTCTTTAAGCGTACCTTTGGCTTTGCGAAGTGAACCATCAGACTTTTCATAGGCGAATGATACGATACCTTTGTGCATTTGTTTTGTCAAACGGTACAATGCCCATGCGCGTGAAAGACATACCGCGAACGCTTTACCTGTTGCTTTCATAAGTTCGTAAGCCATGCAAAATACTTTGTGTCTAAAATTTGAAGTTTTCATAATCGTGTGTATATTAAAGTAGTCCAAAGACTACCGGTTAAAACTTGATACAATGTGGTGAAACTTTGCTTTATCCACCCCTCTAAATGAGGCTTCATTAAGAATGTGATCAGCGACATTATCATTAACCTTGATTGCTTTTAGCGTATTAATATCAATATGATAAGGTTCGTCGGTTGGCTTTGCGAGAGGCACGTAGCCTGTAAACGGAAAATTTCGTCTGCCGATTGGCCAAACTATATAACCATGAGGATATTCATCTACAATCTCGAAAATATCTTTACGATTGTAATTCTCAGTAACTAATATATTCATAATCGTGTGTGTTTATGTGTTAGTATAAATAGTTGTTCATTGCTTCGTAGCCACCAAATATTTCGGCAACAGGATCGTTAGACCAATCCAGTGGGGTGAGATATTCAACCTCTCTTTCGAGAGTTTCTATTTCATCAGAGAGGATTTTCACGATCTCTGACTTGCTGTCTACATTATATACATAGCAGACTTCTTCTTCGCTAATCGTGCTCAACGCTTCTAACTCGCCTCTTTTGTTTTCGAGTTCTGCTAATGCTGTTTCATAAGATCGTGCCATAATCGTGTATTTTAATATGTTTATCCTATTTACTTTATTAAATCAATCTTGTATCTTTGTCGTGATTGATTGTTTGATGATGCAAATATAATACTATTTGGTATCATCAAATACTAATCAGTATTAAATATTATACCATTTAGTATTTTTAACTATATGACAATAAATGAAAGATTTGCTGAGATACTTAAAACAAAGAATATCAGCGTTAAAGAAGCATCCGTATTAATAAGAAAATCAGAGGTATATGTTCGCAAGTTAATGCGAGCAGGCGAAAGCTTTGGTATAGAACCCGTGCTTCTAATACTAAACAGTATAGAAGATATTAATCCTGATTGGCTTCTTAGAGAAAAAGGAAGTATGTTTAGAAGTCAATATAACACCGAAGAACCAGCCCCCATCACCTCCGAGCGTTTACTTTCTATCATTGAGAGCCAGCAGAGAACTATCGAGAACCTTTCAAAGAAATGAAAGAATACACACCAATAGAGAAAGATACTATACTAAGGTGCTTTTATCTTGGAGTTTCCGTAAACTATCGATCATGCCAAGATATTATCAACATTCTTGTAGCTGATGAATATGTAGTACTTCGTACCTCCGTGAACGGAAGGGCGTATCATATTACAGATAAGGGAAAGGGATTTATTTTACAAGGCGGATATGCCAAACAAGATAAATTCCTAAAATCGCAAAAACGATTTACTTTGCAAATGAATGCAATGGGATGGATCGTAACTATCATAGCATCTATAATAGGCGTGATAGGCGGATTCATTTTATCAAAACTGACACAATGAAATGACCTATCAAACAACCGATAGGGCATCCTATCGCAACACATATCACAATGCGACCTATAATCAACGCCAGCAAATCAAGAAATTGAAAAAATCTATCCATAATCCATATAGTTTAATATTTGCATCATCATTTCAAAGAACTATTCAGCAACATACATTTTAATATGTTCATACTATTGCTTTACTCAACACGATCGCTTACCTTTGCTTTCGTGATTGATTGATGATGCAAAGATATGAACTTAATTCATATAATCAACGCTATATATGAACTATTTTCATATATAAATAGTTAATTTATGTTTTATGGCTATAAATCAAGAATTTAAAAACTTAATTAGCAGGATTAAATATGAATATTCACTCAATCAATCCCAAATAGCTGATAGTTTAGGGGTTAAAAAGACATATTTATCTGATATGATAAATGGTCGTGTACCATATAACGAAACCATGAGCAAAAAAATCAGTGAGATTTTCCCGGTTGTCAACAATGAACAAAGTTCATATAACAAAACCATAAAAATAACCGAATCTGACATAAACGAAAGTTCTTTTAGTGGGACTTTAGTATATGATATAGATGCGACTTGCGGGATGGATAATAGAGAAATAGAATTTGCAGAAGATAGAATTATCGGTTCAGTTAATTTGCCAGAAATAAGTAAAACTGCCAAAATAGTAACGGCTAATGGTGATAGCATGGAACCAGTAATATATAATGGGAATAGAGTTGTTATTCGAGAAATATTTAACTGGGAAGACATCTTCTACGGGCAAATCTATTTAATACTTTTAGACGAATATAGGATGATTAAATATATCCGCAGATATGAACAGGATGAAAAAAACTATATTATCCTACGTAGCGAAAATTCCAGATATGATGATATAAAATTACACAAAAGTAAAATAAGAAAACTCTTTATTGTAGAAAACATATTATCAGTTAAAACCCAAATATGATTCCATGAAATTCAATCATTCAGTACATAAACATTATTTAACCTTTCCGTATTCTTGCGTACATTATATAGAGTGGTTATGAAGAAAGAGAGTTGGGCGTTATTATTAAGTTCTGTAGCTGTACTTATTAGTTTAGTTGCAATATGTGTAGCTTGTCCGCATAAAGCAGAATTGGGATTTGATTACCAAGGAGTGATAGTAGGAGTATTATCATTGTTAGTGACAATTCTAATAGGATGGCAGATATATACATTTATAGATATAAATAAGAAAAGCAAGGAATTAGAAGAAGCTAAGACCGCGGCACTCATAAGCACGGAAAGAAATAACGCTTTAACAACCAATGCTATTTCTGATTTTTATTATTACATTTTACTTAAGTCTGATCCTTTAGGAGTTGAGTATCGATTTTTAGATTACAGAATAAGCTCATTATACCACTTTTCGAATATCGGAGAAATTGAGACTTGTAATACAATAGTTAAGGTGCTTTTGGAGATGATTGTTGTTCCAGAAGATATCAAGGTTTTAGAGAGTGGGAAAAATAGAATACTTATGTTGCTCACAAAAGTAAAAGATACAGATAAAATTATAGGATATGAAGAATTAGTTTCGAGAATTGCACGATTAGGTATTATGCCTAAGCAATCAAAGTAATTTATGTAAGCTTTCAATTATCTCATCTTGGACTTTCTTATACTCTTCGGGAGATAACAGTTTTAATCCCGAATATTGAAGTAGATGGTTCAAATGACATGGAAAAGAAGCGTTAACATTGCGTCTATTCCAAATATCACATTGAATTTGTACATCTGATTTATAGCGTTCAATTGCTAAATTCAGAATAGACTCTTTGGTAGCCTGTTGATACGGAAGTTTATTATTGTCATCCATAGTGATAAAGCAAAGACGACAACCCCAAAGTTGCGGTTTGAGGAAGTCGCCTATATAGTCCCTTACGGGAACAGTTTAACAATTTAGTCGGTATCATCCGCAACTTGATTCCGACACAAAGATAATAAAAATGATATATCATTGATGTTATGTATAATTTAAAAGGCTTAAGAAAAGAAGTTAATAAGACACAATCTGAAATTGCTGTTTTATTTGGTTGCAAGCAAAACAATATTTCTATGCAAGAAAAAAGCGATAGAGATTTAACGACTGAGCAAATGGATGTTCTACGAAAGAATTTTGGAGAAGAAATTGTAAATAAATATTATTATAAAATCTCCACTTCTAATGTAGAAACCATAAACAACGAAAGAGAATCTACTTTAAAAAGTAGTTCAGATTCTTTTCGTGAAAAAAAACGAATCCCTTTTTATGATGACGTTGCAAGCATTGGAGGTGTCAACACAATGGTCGCAGATAATTCAGGTCACATAGCTCCTTCCGAATTGATAGACGCCGGCGACTGGTTCCCAGAAGCAACCGCAGCAATCCGTCATTATGGAGATAGCATGATTGAGTATCCAAGTGGTAGTATCCTTGCATTAAAACGAGTAGAAGATAATAGATTGATAATATGGGGACGCAATTATTCTATTGAGACTACAGAGTTTAGGATAACAAAAAGACTTCAAGATGGAGGAGAAGACTACATTCTCGCGTACAGTAGCAATGAAAGTACATATTCAGACGGAAGATTGATTCATTCTCCTATCCGGATTCCTAAAGAAACCATAAGACATATAGACCTGGTATTAGGATGCGTAACAAAGGAGTACAGCAATGGTCCTATAAAAATCATCAAACAATAA